ATCTGATAATACTAATCCTTTCATCTCACCTGCAGGATTTACAAGAGGAAACATTAATGCAATTCAATTAGCATATGTTCCAAATCAAGCAGAAAGAGATGATTTGTATTTGAATGGTATCAATCCAGTTGCTTCATTTCCAGGTAAGGGTAAAGTCTTATTTGGTGACAAAACAATGTTAGCAAGACCTTCTTCATTCGATAGAATCAATGTAAGAAGATTGTTTATCATTCTTGAAAAAGCAATCGCAAACGCCGCTGAAAATTTACTCTTTGAATTCAATGACGATTTCACAAGATTAAATTTCGTATCAATCATAGAACCTTTCTTGAGAGATGTACAGGCGAGAAGAGGTATTGAGGACTTCAGAGTCATTTGTGACGGAACTAACAATACTCCAGCGGTCATTAATCGAAATGAATTCAGAGGTGATATTTTTATTAAACCTACCAAGTCAATCAATTTCATTGGACTAAACTTTGTTGCAGTAGCATCAGGAGTTGAATTCTCTGAAGTTGTTAATGCAGTATAAGGAGTATGTAAATGGCTTTTAATATCACAAATTTTCGTCAGGCCATGCAATATGATGGTCAACGACCTAATTTATTTGAAGTTACGATTACAAATGTAGGTAATTTTTTCCAAGGAAAAGATTTAAGTTTTTTTGCAAAAGCAACTTCAATACCTGGTGCAACAATAGGACAAGTTGTAGTGCCTTATTTTGGTAGAGAAGTTAAATTCGCAGGAAATAGAACATTTGCAGAGTGGACTTTGACAATCATTAACGATGAAACATTTGCCATAAGAGGTCAAATGGAGAATTGGATGAATGCTATAAATTCACACGAAACAAATGTTAGAACCTCAGGTGCAGGTTCTACATCATATGTAACTGATGCAACTGTTTCACAATTTGCAAAAGATGGCACTACTGTAACTTCAAAATATGAATTTAAAAATATCTTTCCTACAGATATATCTGAAATCACTCTTGATTGGGGCGATAATGATACTGTAGAAGAATTTACATGTACATTTGCTTATGATTTCTGGACAAGATCTGCCTCATCACAAACAGGTAGTTTTGGGGAATCGTTCTCAGCAATTGCTCAATAATTCATAATTTTCTGGTTTGGCGAGTGAATAAATATAAATTAGTATTATATTGTTCACTCGCATCCAGGGAATTACATGCCTATTGATTTATTTGGTTTTACAATCGGAAGAAAAGAAAATAAGAATATAAAAGTTCAAACTTTTGCTGATGCAGAGTATGAAGATGGAGCATTGACCGTAGCATCTGGTGGTGCATATGGAACATATGTCGATACTGAAGGTGCTATAAAAAGCGAAAGCGAATTAATAAATCGTTATCGTGATATGGCATTGCAAGCAGAAGTTGAAAATGCTATTGATGATATTGTCAATGAGGCGATTGTAACCACAAAAGAAAAACCAGTCGTAAGAGTAAATGTCGATAATTTAAATGTTTCTGATAGTATAAAAGACAAAATCAGAGCAGAATTTAAATCTGTTAGCAGATTACTCGACCTACAAAATTTAGGACATGATTTATTCAGAAGATGGTATACAGATGGCAGAATTTATTATCATGTTATCATTGACGAAAAGAAACCTAAAAATGGTATTTACGAATTAAGATTACTTGATCCAAGAAAAATAAAAAAAGTAAGAGAAAAAAGAAAAGATAGACAACCAAACGGTACGGTAAAAACTACGGTAAATGAATTTTATGTTTATAACAATAAAGGAATTTATCAATCTCAAGGTCAAACAATAGGAACATCTTTTACAAATGCCGCAAGCGGTTTAAAAATTGCTCCTGATTCTATTGTTTACACCCATTCAGGACTGATGAATAGTACAAGATCATTAGTCTTGTCATATCTACACAAAGCAATCAAACCCCTCAATCAATTAAGAATGATCGAAGATTCTCTTGTTATTTACAGAATTTCAAGGGCACCTGAACGAAGAATTTTTTATGTTGACGTAGGTAATTTACCTAAACTCAAAGCAGAACAGTACATGAGAGATTTGATGACAAGATATAAAAATAAACTTGTCTATGATGCTAATACAGGTGAAGTTAGAGATGATAGAAAGCATATGTCAATGTTAGAAGATTATTGGATGCCAAGAAGAGAAGGTGGTAGAGGTACAGAAATTTCTACACTTCCTGGTGGTCAAAATCTTGGAGACATTGAAGATGTACTATATTTTCAAAAGAAATTATTTAAATCACTTGGTGTACCTATTTCTAGATTAGAGTCTGAGGCGAACTATACAATTGGTAGAGCCACAGAAATTTCAAGAGATGAAGTAAAATTTACACGTTTTGTAAATAAACTTCAAAGCAGATTTAGTCTAATGTTTGATGAAATTATGGAAAGACAATTATCTCTTAAAGGTATTATGTCAAGAGAAGATTGGAAAACTGTAAAGAATGAAATTTTTTATGAGTTTGAAAATGATAGTCATTTTGCTGAAGTCAAGCAGAATGAATTATTACAAGATAGATTAAATATTTTGAGAGACTTACAAGATTATGCTGGTAAGTATTATTCACATGAATATATAAGAAAGCATGTTCTACACATGACAGATGAGGAAATCAAAACAAATGATGAGCAAATGAAGAGTGAAATTGATGACCCAAGATTCTCAGGTGAAGAAGAAATGCAATTCAACTCTGTAGAAGTAGATTCGGAAAACAAACAACATATAACTGAAGATATCGATAAAAAGATTGAAGAGAAATTCGAATTTGCCCAGAAAGAAAATGATATCAAAAACAAAGTTAATGATATCCTAAGTTCTGTTCTGGATGAAGACGATACATACGTTGATTGATTTCGTAGAAATGGTCCATGAAAGACGATCAAAAAGATTTAGATTTAGGTAAGGTACTAGCCACCTCCCTTGCTTACACTAAAAAAGAACTTAAAAAAACTAAAGAAGAATTAGTCGAGGATGTAAAAGAAATTTTAGATCCTGTGACTGGTGAAAAAGTTAAAGTTCTTGAGATTAAGGGCACTAAAGGTCCTAAAGGTGATAGAGGCGAAAAAGGGGAGCGAGGAGATAAAGGAGAAAGAGGAGATCCTGGTGAAGCAGGTCGAATCGGACCTCAAGGTGTACAAGGACCTAAAGGAGATTTAGGAGATACAGGTCCGATAGGACCTAAGGGCGATAAGGGTGATCCAGGTGATGATGCTGATGTTACACGATTAGAAGTTGAATTTGAAAATGTAAAAGAAATTTTAAAAACCGTCAGCAAAAAAGCAACTCAAACCGCACATAAAGTTGGTACAATTGGTCATACTGGTTGGGGTGGCGATGGTGGAGGTGGAGGCGGAGACACATCCTCAGGCACAAGCGGAAGTGCTGGATCTTCAGGAACATCAGGATCATCTGGTGCGGCTGGCGATAGATATGCCACTTCTTCATCTAGTAGTATTACAATCGATAGTAATGCTAAAACTATTACAGTTGAAGCAGGATTAGCATATACAACTGGTCAAAAAGTTATTGTTTCACACAATACTACTAACTTACTTCAAGGAACAGTAACTTCATATAATTCAGGGACAGGATCTTTAAGTTTTACTGTTACAACACCAACAGGCAGTGGAACTTATACTTCTTGGGAAATCAATTTAGATGGTGCGACTGGTCAATCAGGTTCTTCTGGATCAAGTGGCAGTTCTGGATCTTCAGGATCGTCTGGGTCATCAGGATCAAGTGGCAGTTCTGGATCTTCAGGATCGTCTGGGTCATCAGGATCAAGCGGGTCATCAGGCACTTCTGGCTCGGCAGGTTCTTCTGGTGTAGATGGTTCTTTTGGTGGTGCATCATTTAATTATAGATTTGATGCTAATACAACTCATGATGCTCCTTCGTCAGGTTTTTTTAGTTTAGATTCTGCTACACAAAATAATTCTTCACTTTTTGTAATCAATGGTACTGATCAAGATGGTGATGATCTTTCTCAATTTCTTACTACAATTGACGATTCTACAAACCCTATTAAAGGTCATCTAAGAATATCTTTAGATAGTGATAATACAGAATTTTTATTCTTTGTAATCAATAGTTCAACTGCAAACGCCAGTCATTTTGATGTAAGTATAACTCCTGTTGGTCAAAGTGGTGCAAGTCCTTTAACTCCTGATGGTGTCAATTGTGTAGTAACATTTGCTAGAACAGGCGATAAAGGGGTTGATGGATCAAGCGGAACTTCAGGATCAAGCGGTTCGTCTGGATCATCTGGCAGTTCAGGTACTTCTGGGTCATCAGGTACTTCTGGATCTTCAGGGACATCAGGATCATCAGGTACGAGCGGATCATCTGGGACTACTGGTCCTCAAGGTGATCCAGGCACATCAGGCTCAAGTGGATCGTCAGGATCATCTGGAAGTTCAGGTACTTCTGGTTCGTCAGGAACATCTGGTTCAGCAGGTACTTCTGGTACTGACACGGCATCTTCGGGAACTTCAGGATCAAGTGGAACAAGCGGTACGTCAGGATCTTCAGGTACCTCTGGAACGTCTGGCTCATCTGGAACAAGCGGTACGTCAGGATCTTCAGGCACATCTGGAACATCAGGATCAAGTGGGTCTTCTGGATCGTCTGGGACCAGTGGGTCTTCTGGATCCTCAGGAACATCAGGTTCAAGCGGATCGTCTGGCTCGGCAGGCTCTTCTGGATCGTCAGGATCTTCTGGAGTTGATGGTACATCAGGCTCATCTGGTCAAGACGGATCATCAGGCTCATCAGGAAGTTCTGGAACAGTAGGAACATCTGGGTCATCAGGACAAGATGGTGGATTTGGTGGTGCTTCATTCAATTACAAATATAATACAGATCAATCTGCTAATGATCCAGGAACAGGTAAATTAGGATTTACACTTACAACAGGAACATATACTTATCCTACATCCGCTGATAGATTTAGAATTAATGATACAGATCAAGATGGTACAAATATTGATTCATTTTTAGAAAGCATAAATGATTCGTCTTCATCACCAAAAGGTCATGTTAGACTTTATGATGCTGATGATATAACAAATTATCAATTATATGCTATCAATTCTTTTGCTTCAATTAATCCTTCATGGTACTATATTTCTGTATCTCATTTAGATTCATCACTTAATAGTTTTTCAAACAATCAGAATGTTGTAGCGAGTTTTGCTAGAACAGGTGATTCTGGAACCTCAGGAACTTCTGGATCGTCTGGAACAAGTGGATCATCTGGATCATCTGGAACGACTGGTCCTCAAGGAACAGGTGGGTCTTCAGGTAGTGCTGGTTCGGCAGGATCAAGTGGGACGGCAGGGTCATCAGGATCAGCAGGGTCTTCTGGAACTAGCGGATCATCTGGTACGTCTGGATCGTCAGGAACGGCAGGTACATCTGGTTCGTCAGGTTCGTCAGGTTCAGCAGGTACGAGTGGATCTTCAGGTACGGCAGGTACATCTGGGTCAT